GAAAGGATGGTTGATATTAGAGGAACAGGTTACGCTCTTGAGAAAACTCAAGGTGCTCCTATTAAAATGGATAGCATGGCTGAGCGGTTTATTTATGAATTTGTCCATCGGGAATTTGCCCTCGGTTTTCAGATTACCAATATTGCCATGGAAGATGATCTTTATGCCGATCAGTTCTTTAATGGGACTAAATCGCTTACTACTTCCTATGAACAAACCAGAGAAGTAGTAGCAATGAATCCTTTTAACCAGGCGTTTAACGTAGCAGCAGCTCAAGCCAATGGACAACCTCTTTGCTCCGGTTCTCAGCCTTACGACGGCGGTGTTTATTCTAACCGCGTCGGGGCATATAACGGCGTTAATGTTAATGTTGACTTTAGTGAAGCAGGCGTTGAACAGGCGGTAATACTAGCGGGTAAAATGAAAGATCAAGCAGGACTGCTAATTAATGCTCAAATTGAGAGATTGTTACTTCCACAAGACTTAATGTTCTCAGGTTGCAGGTTGCTTGAATCTGTATTTAGAACAGGAACGGCTAATAACGACGTAAATGCACTTTATAACATGAAGGCTATTCCGCAAGGTTATGAAGTAAGCCATTTCTTAACAAGTCCTAGCAACTGGTTTGGATTAACTAACGTTAAGGGAACTCGTAAGCATTTCGTAAGACGGCCTCTTAAAGTAAATGTTACAACCGATCCTGTAACTGAAACCATGTCAGTGCTTGCATCAGGTCGTTATTCTTTTGGTATGTTTACTCCTCTTGGTGTAATTGGCTCAACAGGATCAACTGCTTAAAGGTTAATTAAGAAAATTAAAATCAGGAAAAATTATGTCTCAATTTTATGAATATAATTGGCCGGCTCCCGTAGCAAATGGAATATCACTCTTCCAAGGACTAACTGCAAATACTCCGCTGCTGTTAAACGGTTCTTATGTTAACAAAACCATAAAAACAGTTAACTTTGTTGATGATTTTGGCATTGTTCCAAGAATTACGCTTAATTCAGCTGCTAATCTTTCTGGGATTAATTTTCTTATTATCGGTTATCAGAATGGGGTTTTTATTAGTGAAACCTTAACTGGACCAAATAACACAACAGTTACAAGTGTCAACTGCTTTGATAGTGTGGTGCAGATAATTCCAACCGGCACTACAGGTTCTACCGTTCAAGCCGGCGTAGCAGCGCTTGGGTATTTTCCAATGATTCTATTAAATACCGCTAAGACCAATACTTCTTCTATAAGCTATGCCTTAAATATCGTAGCAGCAACGGCTAATCCTGCTACTTATCAGGTATTTTTATCGCTAAAGAATAATTTAGGCATGGGCAAATACGATGATTTAACGTCGGCTGCTAACGGTAATTTTGCAGCGGCGGCCGCTGCTGCTACGACATCTGCATTACTACAGTATAATTCTTTAGCTTCCAACTTACTCATTAAAATTGGCCCTAATAATAATGGCTCGGTTCTAAAATGCCAATTCCTGCAATTGTAAGTTAAAGAGGAAGATAAAATGCCAGCAACCAGTGGAAGTTATAGTTTTAATAGCATAAAAGGAGAGCTGATTATCAGAAAGGCTTATGAGTTAATCGGCATGCCTCTGAGCATGATAACTGCCGAGCAATATAATTCAGCACTTAATATTATTAATTTTATTTTAAGCGATTGGACTAACTCCAATGTCAACTTATGGACATTAAAACTAAATCCTGTTTTCTTAACTCCAGGGCAAGTATCCTACCCTTTGCCAAGCAACATTACTAAAGTATTTCAAGTATTCTTGCGAGGCAACGTAAGACAGAATTTTGGTGGAGTACCGAACAATGGAGGATATGGAGGAGTGGCAGCTTATGCTTTTGACGGTAATCCTAATACTGCTTGTACTCAAGACCAAGTAAACGGCTTGATAGGTTATGCTTATTCTACTCCCCAAGTAATCAAAATTCTAGGTGTACAATCAAATGTAGATAGGGAGTATAGCTTAACATTTTCCGGTCAAAGCACAGATTATCAGACGATTTATTATGTTAAGGCCATTCCTAAAACATTATATAAAAAAGGTATTACGCAGTGGTTTCTGCTGGAAGATAATTTAGCCTTGTGTCCCTATTATCAGATACAGGAAACAGGAGGAGCTACCCTTGATATCTCGGAAGTTTATTTTAACAATCAGATACAAGATACTACCATGAGCGAGGTATCCAGATATGAATATTTAACCTATCCCAATAAATCGCAAATCGGTAGACCTACCATTTACTACGTTGATTACCAGAGGACTCCATCTCTGTATATATGGCAGACTCCCGCTCTCATGTATAATTTAATAATGTATAGCGGTCAAAGCAGTATAGAAACGCTAGAGAATTATACGCAAAGCGTAGATATCCCACCATATTTTTATACTCCTCTAATATATGGAACAGCAGAAATGCTAGCAGAGCAATACGCTCCTGAAAAGATTGAAGGTTTAAGAGCCAAGTATCAGGAAAGTCTAGCTAATGCCGTAATTAATAATACGACGGAAGTACCTCTTACTCTGGAGGTATATAGTGATTGATCTAAAAAGACATCTAATAAATACAGGGCGTGGAAGATTTGTCAGAAAAAATAGCCTTGAGCCCGTAGGTGTTTGTGATTATTCAGGATTTCTATTTAGCAAATCTGACTTGGTAAAACAGTATGAATGGCGCGGGAATGATTTGGTCTGGACGGGAGCAATAGTAGGACGTCCTTTTGTTGATGAACCAAACCAGCAAAATAGGCCACCACAAATAAAGGGTGATCCAAAAGCCCTGCAGAATCCTCGTCCCTTTGGGATAGAGACGCCACAAGGTCCTGAGGCAGTGGGCAACAGTTCTCCTGTTATTTTAGAAAATATCAACTTTACAAGTGATGATATACCCCCTGTTTTACCTGATTTTGCCGGTCAGAGTGTTAGTAACATAGACGCACAAGAGCGTTTAGACTCATTACATCAAATTAAGTTCTAAAGTAATGGCTAATAATTTTAATCCTGGGTTTGATAGAGAAAAGGCGGCTTTCCTAGCACTAGCTAATAGAGGTGAAGGACTTACTCCAATTAACTATTTATATGCAAAAGAAGCTGGTTTTGAAAGTATTTTGTCTCCTGTTATTACCGGCGGGACTGCTGAGCTTTATACAATATATGCAACCGGTATTAACTCTGCGAGCATCACTAATACTGAAGATATTATTACTAATAGGTTAAAGTGGAGTAATCCTTCTAATGATTATTATGTAGGTTTTATTGCCGGTAATTTAACTCAAAACACCATCTGGAGATTACCGCTGCAGGATGGAACTAACGGGCAGGTAATAGCAACAAACGGCACCGGTATTCTATCGTTTATCGATATTACAAGCCACGCAGCTCCAAGTGATGCCACTTACATAATCAGGACACCAAATACTAATTTACCTGAAGCACAGGTTTTAGAAGAACTTGGTACAGGGATGGCCAAGATTGTTGCTGATGGTGCTTTTGCTATTGCTATCGCCGGTGAGGATTATGCAACTGCCGAGCAATTAGAAGAAATAAAGCAACAATGCCAGGAGTATGCAGAGCAGGCTGCGACTTCAGCAGAGGAAGCAGCAACGTCAGCCGGGGAGGCGGCAACTTCTGCGGGTGAAGCGGCGGCTTCAGCTACAGAGGCTACGGGAGCAGCAGCGGAAGCAACAGCAGCTGCCGGCGAAGCTAGTGTTTCAGCAGGGGCGGCAGGAATATCGGCAGGAGCAGCTGCCGGTTCGGCACTTGCTGCCGGGCTTTCAGCAGGTAGTGCATCAAGTTCGGCATCTGATGCTTCGTCGAGTGCCTCCGATGCCAGTCATTCTGCTAGCAGCGCAAGTGGGTCGGCGACTAATGCAGCAAATAGTGCAACTGCGGCTCAAGACTACTTAAATACTCTTTTAAACACCGGATTAACCTTGCTGGGAGATGTAACCGGTAGCGGATTATTAAGTAATCCGATTGTGACAACATTTAAACCTAATCCGACATTTACTGGTAATGGCTCAATGACTATGCCTGCAGGTAACAGCA